TCAGTACATAAAAGCCAATCCAATAAATGCACCACAGAAAACAAAAAAGATGCAAACGTTTGTCAATCTTGTATTGGGGGAAACGTTTGAAGAATTGGGTGAAGTCCCAAAAGCCAATGCACTGCAGAAAAATGTCAGGTCATATGAAATTGGTATTATTCCAGAAAAGTTGTCCATCAAGGACGGGAATGGTGGTATTGTTTTGTTGACCTGTGCATGTGATTTGAATGGATTAATGGATGATTCACGTTTGGATTATGAAATCATTGCATGGTCTGAAGCTGGTCCAAGTTACAGCGTGAAACATGGCAGTGTTGGAACATTCATTCCAAACCAAACGCCACAACAAAAAGAAAAAGACAACCGTGTTCGTTGGACATACAACATTGATGAAGAAAATAATGTTTGGGATGTGTTTGAAAAAATCATTGGTGCAGAATATTCAAAGGATGAAGGCAAGCCAATGAAAATCTTGTTGACAGGGATTGACACGGGAAATGTCTATGGAAACACACCATTCACTTTCATCAGTCAATCAAACAGTTTTGTGATTGCTGTGAAAGGTAAAGATCCAGACAAGCACAGAAAATTCAATGCTGACACGCCAACATTTAAGAAGTCTCGTAAACGTTCGGATCTTTATTTGGTTGACATTAATCAAGTAAAAGATGACATTGCTATTTCCATGCGTAACAAATGGAAAGAAGGAAGTGAAAAACAACAACCATCTGACTTCATGAATTTCCCAACACCGTCTGGTGGTTTATATCTTTTCAATAATTATTTTTCACATTACGAATCAGAACACCGTGTGATTGAAAAAGACAAGGATGGTGAAGGAATATCTGCTTTATGGGTAAAGGTGGCACAGAACGCACAGAATCACCTTTGGGATTGCAGGGTGTACAATATCGGATTGCGTGACATTGTTGTTTCTTTGATTTGTCATGAAGCTAAGATGAAGGATTTTGGATGGAATGATTATGTTGAAATTGCAACAGGTCAAAAAAAATAATCACAAAAATTTGTTTATTATACCAGAAAGGGTACATTTGTAAAATGAATGATATAATTGAAAGAAAGCATGTTGGCACCAAGTATGAAAATGTTGATCCACAAATTGCATCAATACTTCACAAGGAAAATGTAAAACATGCTATCATACACAAACTGGAATTGGCTGATTTGAAAAGGTTTGATAATTATTTAATTGAAAAAGAAATTGGAAAAAGAAAAAAAGGAAAAAATTGATTGGCCCGGTGCTGATAGTTTTGATTTGCTCTTTAGGATCAGAGGCAAAAAGGGATTGTTCAACAAGCGTAAAAAGATGCACAGACAAGGCATTGTTCCAATGGTCATGTTTGGTGATGTTTCAAAAACATGTGTTGTAAATGAAAAATCATTGGTGCCATTGTCATCACATGTTTTCATTACTTATGCAGGTCATGAAAATTTGAAAATGAAGGATGTGTTTCATAATTTGAACGAATACTTCAAAACAACTAATTCAATTCCAAAAATTTATGATTTAATGAAGATCATGGTGCCAGAATTTGATGAAGATCATTTTTTTGAATCAGATGCAGAAAGGGTTTTTGCTTGGTATCTGCAATGGATTGGTGTAATTGATAAAATATTTAAAGAACATGCAAAAGGAAATTAAAAGAACAATTGATTTGATCCGTGAAAAGATCAGCAAACGCGGGAACATTCTATCTTTTTCAAAAGAAATCAAAGTAAAATCTGCTACGTTGTACAACTTTTTGAACGGTAAAAAGGGAATCAATACAGATACTTTTTTCAGGATCATCACACCACTTGGTTTGATGCTGGAAGGCAATGAAAAGATGATTGAAGTGGGATCTGTTTGGATAGATGGCACTAAGGTGAAAAGTGGTTGGAAGTATAAAGGAAAAGAAATTGTGATGTGTTTTGGTGATGCTTCATCATCAAAACAATTTGTGTTGTTGAAAGATGAACTTGAAAAGCATGAATTGGTGATTTGTTAAAAATGGCGGGGGTGGTATCCCGTTTTAAAATTAAATAGATGGAAAAGAAGGAAGTGAAAATAATTGGTTTACAAATCAATCAACAGTTTGGAATCATCCAAAGTTGCAATTTAAAATTTGACACAAAAAACAATCTGATTGTTGTCAAAGGAAAAGTTGGATCTGGAAAATCCACATTGCAGAAAAGTTTGATGTTGGGTACTTTAGGAAGTAACACATTGAAAGATTCAAATCTTTATGGAAAGATTGATCAAGAAACACAATTACTGGATGGTAACACAAAAGTTTTTGTTGGTTGCAAATCTGGAAAGAAAGGTGAATTGGTTTATGTGATTTACACCAAAGATCCAGATGGCAAGGTGATCAAAGAACCAGTCATTGATGGTGTAAAATTAACGCCAGCCACATATCTGAAATCATTACAAACTGAACTGACATGGAAGATGGATGAATTAACATCTGAAAATCCAACTGTTCAGCGTGACATTCTTCTGAAACTTTACAAATCAGATTTGGCAAACCTTGGTGTTGTGTTTGACAAGAAAGAATCAGCATACATTGATAGCATATTAGGAAAGATTGATTTGGCAGAAAATGCCAGATCAGAAAAGGAACACAACAGAAAAAAAATTGGTGGTTTTGCCAATCATCTTGAACCACTTGGGATCCATATTGACAGACCTGAAACAATTCCAGTGCGCGTTGATGTAACTGAATTGGAAAAGGAAAAGAACAAACTGGTTTATTCTGATAGCACAGCACAGGAAAAGAAGGATCAAAAGTTGCAGGAACTTAAAATGAACGCTGCAAACATGGTGGTTGAAATGAAATCATTGAATGTTGAACTTCAAAAGGAGAATGATAAAATCCAAAGTGAATTTGATGATGCATTTTTGCTGCATCAAAACAACAAAGATGCATTTGATGATGTTCTGTTCAAAATATGGAACATGAAGAATAAAAGCCTTTTATCTGGTCCATGTCATGATGAAATGAAAAGAATGTTTGAAAATGGTTTTCATAATCCAGAACCAACCATGTCAGGCAAACATGAATTGATTGCATTTGATTCTGAAGGAAAATGTGCTTCAAAGTCAATGTCATGGGATCCAGAACAGCAAGGTTTTGATTTGTTGGAAAAATTGGAACAAATCAAATTGAATTATGTTACTGTAAATGCAGAACAGGTTGGTGAAGATACAAACAAGGAAGGAAGGATTGCAGCAATCACAGCAAGCATTGACAAGGCCAAAGAAATCAACATTCATTGTGACATGGTTGATTCATATATTGAATGGCATGATGCCAATGAAGCTGTGTTGAAATTAAAAAAACAATATGCTGAAATGTTGTCATCTGTTGACACGGGTGTTGAAGGTTTGAAAATCTTTGTGGATCGAGAAGATGAAAAGTTGTCTGTTTATTTGACATATGATGGATCATATGATTCAAAATATTTCAATAATGAAAAAGGTGAAGCGCGTAAACTTTCCAGCTATTCAGGAACACAAAAACCAATGATTTGTTTGCTATTGCAAAACTATTTGCTTAGTAAAAAACCAAAGGCCATGCGTTATTTGTGGATTGACAATGTGCCGATTGACAACAAAACAAAAACATTGCTTGATAAAATGGGCAAAGAACTTGATATGACAATCATTGTCAACATCACTGGTGATTTTGATCATGCTGCAGTTTCAGATGGTGAAATTCTTTTGGATGGTGGTGAAATATTTTTTAAATAAATAAACAAATAAAAATGAGTACAGAAACAGAACAATTTTCATTTAAAAACCGCGCTGAATATGATGCCTTTTTGGATAAGGCACCAAATGAACAATGGATTCAAAAGAGGGATTTAGGCAGTGGAAAAGTTCATTTATTCTTGCCATTGTTCATCCAGAATGCCAATGCAGATTTTGTTTTTAAAGAATGGCATGTGATTGATGAAACTTTTATGAACATGGAAGGTGGAATTGCATCAACAGTAAAAGTTTTGGCCCTTCCAAGTTTTCCAGATGCACAGCATATTACATTCACAGGTTCGGCTGCAAAGATGTTCACCAAGGCAAAAAACACGGTTGAATTCAACCTTCCTGACTCACGTGCAAGGGCTATCGGTAACGGATTGGCCACGCTTGGAAACGTGTTTGGTCGAAATCTAAATAGGACATACAAAATCACAACAAGTGAAGGAGAGCAAACCGCGCGTGTTTCAAAAGATTTTTCATTAAGAAGAAGTGAAGATGTTTGAAAAATTCACATCACTTGATTTTGATCTGCTTGGTCAATCTGAGATTGTCACACCAGGTGATGATCTTCAAAGAACAGATGAATGGCTGCATGACAGAAAAGGCCATTACACAGGATCAAAAGGAAAGGAATTCATGAGTTGCACCACTAAAAGCAAAAATAAAATGTGGGGTGATCCTGAAAAGACAGTTGATTTTGGATCTTCAGCTGAAAAATACATTTACACTGTTGGCATGGAACGCACAACGGGCATTTTGTCCATGAAAAAAACAGCCAAACAAATGGAGCATGGAACAACACATGAACCACTTTTGATCCAACAATTGAAACAGGATGGTGTGATTTCTGAGTTTGAAGAATTGGGTTTTGAAAGGTTCAAAGAATGGTCCACTGGTGGTGCATCTGTTGATGGTCGTTGTCTTTATATTAACACAAATGAACGCCTTGGTTTAGAAATAAAATGTACTGTTTCGTGGGATGGTCACTATGATAGGATGTATGAACCAGTACATGACAAGCACAAAGATTTCTGGCAGTTTCAATTTGAAATGTTGTCACTTGGAGTTGATAAATTATTGTATGTTGTTGCATATCCTATGCAGGTAGAACTTTACGATGTTACAATAATAAAAGCATCTAAAGTTCATCAGAAATGCATCATTGAACGTTGTAAAATTGCAGACGCTGCAATTGAATTGTGGAAGGAACACCCAAGAAACAAGGGTGAAGCGTTGAAAATTGCGTGTGCAAATTACAGTGAGTTACATATTAATTAATAATTTAAAACAAAAGAAAGATGGAAAAGAAATTGACTTTTATAAAAATGATTGAAGAAATAACTGCAAAGTTAATGCCAAAAATGTTGGTTCCATTCAGGTCTGGTGATCATAGAGATAAAACAAAAGACATCATTGGTGATGGTATATATGATTATATTAAATACACAGTTAAAGATGCTGTTGAAAGCGAAAGAGAAAAATTCAATGGATATATTCCTGCACCAACTAAGGATTTTGTAAATCGTTTACGTTTTTTATTCACTGGCAAATTTAAATAATAAAAATTTCACTATTTTTGTTTCATGGTTGTATATGATAGCACACTAATTTACATTCAAAGTGCATCTGATTTGTGTGATAAACTTGATAAAATCAATGCTGTCATCACCGCGTTGGAAGATACTGCACTGAAAAGTGCAATGAATGATGACATAACATCATACATTTTGGATGATGGCCAGACAAAAATCAATGTTACATACAAAGGAACAGATGCAGTGATTAAATCCATTCATGAGATGGAAAAATTAAGGACAATGTATGAAAATAGATTGAATGGCAGGCACACCAAACTTGTTGACAGTAAATCATTGAGAAGATGAAATTTGATTTTTTTAAAGATCCGTTAAATAAAAGGGCGGTTGATGAATTAACATCTGAAGTTTCAGGATTGAAACAAGATCTGATTCAGGCACATAGAACTTCAAATTTCAAACCTCTTTTCCATTTGGGATATGATGGTGAAAAAAATGAAGGTGAATTGGGTGTTCTTACCAAATATAATCTTGAATATGAAGGTTTGAGACACCGATCATGGAAAGCATATCTGGATGATGAAGTTGCTGCAACTATCATAAAAAGATACGTGATGTGGATCATTGGTGATGGATTGAAATGGCAAAGTGAACCAGTTGAATCCATTCTAAAAAGTGAAAACATTAATTTAAACATTGAAGAATTCACAAGATCTGTTGAAGATCGTTTCAAAATTTATGGTGAATCAAGATTGTTTGATTTTAAAGGTGTTGACAACCTGAATGGAATAGCCAAAACAACCTATATAAACGCAATAGTTGGGGGTGATGTTCTTGTTGTTCCAAGGGTTGTCAAGGGGAAACTTAACATCCAATTGATTGATGGTGCACACATAAAAAATCCACCATTGGGTGATCAAGAAACTAAAGCAATTGAACGTGGTAATACTATCAAAAACGGGATTGAACAAAACAAGAAAGGTGAACATGTTGCATTTTATGTGCAAAAAGAAGGTGTTTCAAGTACTGGTTTTGATAGCAGTTTAGAGTTTGAGCGTATTCCAGCCAAAGGAATCAAAACAGGCAGAACAACAGCTTTTCTGGTGTATGGTTTACGGTACAGGTTGGATGACAACCGTGGCATTCCAATCTTGTCCACAATACTTGAAACTTTAAAAAAATTAGATAGGTACAAAGAAGCAATTGTTGGATCTGCAGAAGAACGTGCAAAAATAGTTTATCAAATTGTTCATCAAGAATTCTCAACTGGTGAAAGTCCACTGGCTAACCAGTTGATGAAATCATTGAATGCAGATGCAGATCAAGATGTTGCAATTGACCGAACAGGGCAACAATTGGCAGATAATGTTGCAGTGACAACAAATAAATCCACTTACAACATGCCACAGGGTTCAAAAATGGAATCCATTGAAGCAAAACAAGAAGGAACATTCAGTGATTTTTACATGCCAAATGTATACATGGCATGTGCTGCAATTGGCATTCCGCCAGAAGTTGCTTTGTCAAAATATGATTCAAATTTTTCTGCAAGTCGTGCTGCATTAAAAGATTGGGAACACACAATCAAGGTTGACAGGAGCGAATTCAGTTTTCAGTTTTACAAACCTATTTTTGGATACTGGTTTGACCTTCAAGTTTTAAGTTTAAATATTATGGCACCGGGATACTTGAATGCATTTTTGGCAAAAGATCAAATGACAATGGATGCATATAAATCTGGAAGGTTTATTGGTGCCAATGTTCCACACATAGATCCATTGAAAGAAGTTGAAGCAGAACGCGCCAAACTTGGTCCACTTGCTGATCATTTACCATTGACAACTGTTGAAAAATCAACGGAAATTTTAAATGGTGGTGATTCTGAAAATAATATTAAAAAATTCGCACAAGAACTAAAAGAAGGCGGAAATAATGGTTTGGAATTAGAAACAAACTCAGAAAATCCAAATAAAAAATAAAATGTTTATAAAAATTTTAGGGTTAATTGATAATTTTATTTTTGAATGAGTGGGATGGGTAGTATTAAAAATTTTATTATTAATAATTTCAATAGAGAATTTGGTTCACAGGATACGAACAGAGGCGCACACATGGCCCATCTTTTATGTGTTGAAATTTGGTTATTTATTTAAAAGGGGTAAAGATGGAAATCTCAAGAATGATAGGGGGATGGCTCATGGCGATCACAGGAACGATCCTACAGATCCCTAACTCATCGGAATTTGTTCCTGAGTTCCTAAAATGGGGGGAAAATCTTAATGAGACTATCCAATTAATTTACGCCTCTTTTGGCGTTATCATGATAATTCTGTCTGCTATAATGCTAGTAATTAGAATGCACTATACAATTAAAGAAAAGGAACTTGATTTGAAGATAAAAACTAAAGGCTTTCAAGACTATGAAGAACTTCAAAAAAAATTAAAAGATGCTGAAATTAGATAGCGATTACGTAAAGATAAATCTAATTGACGGCATTTATTATGCGTATTACAAGCCTATAGTAATCAATTTAAGGATA